AGAAATAAATGTTTTGTGAAGTCAGAATGTTATGGGTCATACAAAGCGGCACGGATGATTATGTCTCGTGTTGACTTGTTTAAAGCATGGTCTGGACCGATTATTAAGAGTATTGAGAATGAGGTTTACAAATTCCATTATTTTGTCAAGCATATGACTCAAGATGATAGGAAAGTTGCTGTTCAGAATCTCAAGAAGATTGGGTACAGATTTTTCATTACTGATTACACTGCATATGAAGCTAGTTTTAAACCGGCAATAATTCGTGCTTGCGAGGGTCAACTGTATCGTCATTGTTTAAATTACAGTGATGATGCTAATTTCTTGGTTGATGTTTTGGCTGGGAAAAATAAGTTGACAACGGGTATCGGTGTTACTTCAACTGTTCGTGGTCGAAGGATGTCCGGTGAGATGTGTACATCTCTGGGCAACGGTTGGACTAACTTGATGCTTTTCTTATTCTTCTGTTCTGAGAATGGTTTGCAAGGCGATGGTCTCTTTGAAGGGGATGATGGTATCGCTGCAGTAAATGGACAAATCCCTTCATCTGATTATGAGAGTTTAGGTTTCACTATCAAGATGGAGGAAGTCTCGGACCCGTGTAAGGCTTCCTTTTGTGGCTTAGTTTTCGGTGAAGACGGTACAGTTATTAGAGAACCTATGAGGTTCTATCAAAAGTTTGGATGGACACATAGTTTCATACATGGAGGTGACAGACTCATGGACTCTTTGTTACATGCTAAGAGTTTGAGTGCCCTGTATGAGACACCTGATTGCCCATTGGTTTCTGAAGGAGCGTATTATTGTTTGATGAAAACGTGTTATACTCGGCCTAGGTTTGTTGATGATGGTTATCATAAGCCTCCACCGAGTTCATTCATCCCTACGTCTCCAAACATTTCATTTGAAACCAGGATATTATTTGAAGAGATGTATGGTATAGGCGTGCATGAACAATTATACTATGAGAATCAAATTAAAATGGGAAATTTTGAAGTGTTAAATGGGTTATCATGGCATCCTGACATTCTAGATTATGCTGTTCGTTTTGTTGTGGAAGATTGATCCATTCGGT